AGACGGCTTTCGTCTTTGGGGAAACAGAACGACTTCTGCCGATTCTAAGTGGGCTTTTCTTTCAGTCCGAAGAACGGCGGATATGATTAACGACAGTCTTCTTAAAGCCCATCTATGGGCTATCGACAGAAATATAACAAAGACGTATGTCAGCGACGTCTGCGACGGCGTTAGTAATTACTTGCGCTATCTGAAAAATATAGGAGCAATTATTAACGGAAGCTGCTGGGCCGATTCGAGCATTAACACTCCGGATCAAATTTCACAAGGAAAAATCGTTTTTGATTTTGACTTCACGCCCCCATATCCGGCGGAACATATCACATTTCGGAGCCGTTTAACGGATGAATATCTTACGGAAATCTTTGAATAAAGAGAGGTAATACATGGTGAAAATTTTAAAAAATTTCAACTTATTTGTTGACGGTCGAGGTTATGCCGGGCGAGCCGAGGAAGTTTCGCCGCCTAAACTAAGCATTAAAACCGAGGAATTGAGAGCTGGGGGCATGGATGCCCCCATTTCTATTGATATGGGAATGGAAAAACTGGAAGCCAGTTTCTCCTTAGTAGAGTATGACCCGGAAATTTTAAAACAATTCGGTGTCGTTAGTGGCAACGCCGTACAATTAACTCTACGAGGTGCTCTTACCGACGATGAAACAACTTCCCCCATGATTATCAAACTCCAAGGAATGTTTACAGAGGTTGACATGGGAAAATTTAAAGCAGGAGATAAGGCGACCATGCAATGCACCGTTGCGTGCCGCTATTATAGTTTGGAAATCGACGGCCAGAAAGTCGTTGAAATAGATGTTGATAACATGACGCGGATTATAGATGGCACGGATACCCTTGCCGAAATTCGTTCTGCGCTGGGCTTATAAGGAAAAAGAGCATGGAAAAAATTACATTACAATATCCCGTTACCGTAGGGCAACTTGAATATAAGGAACTGGAAATGCGTCGTTCCAAAGTAAAGGATCGTTTAGCTGTTTCCAACATGAAAAACGCTTCCGATGAAGATAAGGAAATCCGGCTTTTCGCTAATTTATGCGAAGTTACACCGGAAGTAATTACGGAACTCGACGAGGCTGATTACGGGAAAGTGCAAAAAACATATTTAAGTTTTTTCGCCTCGGAGGAGAAATCCGAAGAGAAATCATAATCCTGTCAACAATAACCCATTGGCCGCTATCCGAAATTCTAGATATGGAGGAGGAAGAATTTTACCTCTGGCATAAACAAGCGGTGGAAATCCATAACGAACAAAACAAAGAGGCTTAATCATGACCGTACAATCTGCCGTGTCAATAATTATCGGTGCTGAAATCGGAAGCTCTTACAGGAGTGTTCTGGGAACGGCTCAAAAACAGATTAACACGTTAGGGGCGGCCATAAAAGGGTTAAATTCTGCAAGTTCTCAAATTAACTCTTTTCAAAAGTTACAGAAAGAAACACTAAAAGTCGGCCAAGAATGGAGAAATGCAGAGAACGAAGCTAAAAGATTAAGTCAGGAAATCTCCCAAACAGATAAACCAAGCAAAGACCTGCTGGCGAACTTCAAAAAAATACAAAAAGAAGCCAAATTGGCCCGTCAGGCCTTTTTGAATAATAAAAAAGCACTGGCAGATATGAGCGAGGCTATGCAAACGGCGGGGATAAATACCAATAATTTATCTCAAGAGCAAACACGGCTTGGTCGGGCAATATCCATTCTTGAAAACAGACATAGGAGTTTAGCCAATATTCAGGCGGCAAAAGCCCAAAATATGGCTAATCGGGCGGCTTACCGTTCTCAAATAATGGATGTTACTGCTCTGGGCTTTACCTTATTTGGAATCTTAAAACCCGCCATTGCATTTGAAAGCGCTATGGCAGACGTCAAAAAGGTTGTTGACTTCGATTCTCCTCAACAATTTAAGCAAATGGGAAAGGATATAAAAGAACTTTCAGAAAAAATCCCGCTATCCCTTGAGGGATTGGCTTCCATTGTTGCCGCGGGCGGACAGCTAGGCATTCCCAAACAACATCTGACACAATTTGCAGAAACCGCAGCAAAGATGTCCGTGGCAATGGATATAACGGCCGACGAAGCTGGCCGCGCTATGGCAAAAATGTCAAATGTTCTCTCAATGCCGATTGAAGATATGGGAAAGGTCGGTGATGTTATCAACTATCTTTCTAATAATATAGCGGCAACCGGCGCGGAAATTGTTGAGGTAAACTTGCGGGCCGGAGCAATGGGAAAATCCTTTGGCTTGTCATATAATGAAGTTTCAGCTCTTGCCGGTACATTTATCGCCTTGGGTAAAAGCCCGGAAATTGCCGGAACGGCAATCAATATGATGACGTCTCGCCTGAAGCTTTTGCCGATACAAACCGGAGCAGTTCGCAAATCCTTTAATCAGCTCGGAATTTCAATGAAAAGTTACAGAAAGCTGATAGAACAAGGCAAAGGACAAGAAGCGTTATTAACGGTTTTAGAGGCCCTGAAAAAAGTTCAGGGTATAAAGCGGGCCGAGATTATGAAAAATATTTTCGGCGAAGAAGCTCAACGCCATGTAAATGGCCTTGTTGAGAGCCTTGATAGCTATAAAAAGAATATTGCGCTGGTAAGTGATGAAACAAACTATGCAGGATCCATGCAAAAAGAATTTGCCGCCCGAAGTGCAACAACGGAAAATAATATCCAATTATTGAAAAACCGCATAAATGTTCTTGCCGTTAATTTTGGCACAGTTCTTCTTCCTGCGGTTAATAATGTTGTTGCAGTTTTTTCAAAAGTAACGGGAGCCGTGGCAACTTTTACTGAAAAACACCCGGTCTTGGCAAAAAATATCGGTTTAGCCATTACCGGGTTAATATCCTTAAAGCTGGCCGCTTTTGGTATAGGATATGGCTTTACTTTCCTAAACGGCGGTTTGTTAACCGTTATGGGGATATTTTCACGGGCCAGAACAATTTTTTCCCTGACCCGTTTAGGGTTGTTTACGCTGATTCCCGCGATTAAAGCCGTCGGAATGGCCTTTTTAAGCAATCCGATAGGCTTGGTAATTGCAGGATTGGCATTTGCCGTTATAAAATACTGGGATCCTATTTCAAAAGGATTTAGCAAAATAGCCGCAAAATTCAGTATTTTAAAAGATATGGCAGCCGTAGCCTGGCAAAAAATCAGTGAATTTGCCCAAAAAGTAAAAAATGCTTTTAAAGAAAGCTGGCTGGGTAAAGCATGGAACTATGTTTTCGGTGGAGATGAAGAAGACGCCAAAAAACGTAACGATAAAAAAACGGTATTCAAAAAAAATACGATTTTATACGAAATGGCAGCTCGGCAAGAAACGGCAGAACAAAATATCCCGCATAATTCACTCGGTGAAACGGTTAAAGATATGAGTAATATCCCGTCTGGAGAAAACCAGAATGCGGTAGAGATTGTTCCGGCCAAAATTTCTCCGAACCATGCGAATAATGTCAATATCAGCGCACCAATAACAGTTTATGCCAGTCCCGGTATAAGTGCCGAAGACGTAGCTAAACAAATTAACTTAAAGTTAAACGAACGCGAGCGGGAAGCAGCACGACGTCAAAGAGGAGCAAATTATGATTGATTCATTCGGTGATTTAACCAAAAAAATTGGTGGAAAACTAAACCTTAACTCAATTCTTGGGGTTAATATGATGATGATCCTCGGCACATATCGTTTTTGCATTTCCAATGCCGCGTACCAGAGTTTAGCAAGGACCACCGAATATAAATGGGAGGAACTTCGCCGCTTGGGAAGTGAACCGGCATTACAGTTCACAGGAACGGGAACCGAAACAATAACATTAGAGGGTGTTATCTATCCTCAGTTTAAAGGAGGGCTACGGCAAATAACCCTCATGCGAACTCAAGCGGGACTGGGTATTCCTCTAATGTTAATCTCGGGTAATGGTTCGGCATTTGGGCGGTGGTGTATTACTGCCGTGGCAGAAACTCAAACATATTTTTTACCGGACGGGACGCCAAGAAAAATAGCTTTTTCTCTGACTTTAAAAAAATACGGAGAAGAAAAACAAACCGGTCTTAAGGGAATAGTTCAAAAAGTATTGGGGGCATTATGATTTATATCACAAAAGATGGAGAAACTTTAGATTATATATGCTGGATAATCTACGGAACAACTAAAGGAAATGTTGAAAAAGTTTTGGAAAACAATCCCCACCTTGCTAATCAGCCAGTAGTTTTTCCCGCCGGAATAAAAATAGAACTACCTCAAACCGAAGAAAATACAAA